AAACAACATAAACATTGTAGTTGGTTGTTTTTTACTTTGTGTTACAACTGTTTCTAAAACCTCGAATTGCCCTTGTTCGTTCAATTGTTGTAATGTAAATGTTATGTTTTTCATATCGTTTGTTTTAAATTATAGTGTAAAGATACATATATAATTTATATATACAAACTATTTAACAACTTTTTTTAATATTTTTTGCTAACTTATTGATTATTAGTTATGTTCGCTTTTTTACAAATAATCCTAAACCTTGTATTTGATTGTAAACATCTTCTCTTTTTGTCTTTAGGGATAAAGATATTATTATTTTCAAATCTGATTCATTCAGTAAAAACCACTCTCTTTCTCCGTTTATAATAACTCTTTTTGTTTCAAAAAATCTATGTAATTCAATTTCAATCGAAGCATCTATTATTGCAATCATATTAGTGTTTGGATATTTATTTCTTATTATTCCCATCCTATTGAATGGATTTTTAGAATGCCCTATTTTATATAATTTTTTATCAATATCATATAGAACATATGTTTTTTTATTAATCTCTTTCTCTTTTCTACACTTTAGTTTATAGGATTTAAATTTTTCTTTGTCTTTAAAAACACTCATAAAAATAAACCCCTAAATCCGATAGTACCAGTATCTTCATTAGGGGCTTTTAAATAATTTCTTTTTGCTACTGGTACTAGCTTTACACAAATATACGAAATAATTTATTTATATTTAATACTTTTATTTTACTCCTGCAAATTTTTTACTAATTCTTTATAATATTCTATCAATTCTCTTAACTCCATTCTACTCCACTTTTTACCGTTTCTTTTATATTCGGCTGCTCTTTCTTGAAGTAGTTTATAATCATATTCGCCTATCTTAGCTTTTAAGTTCTCTGCATATCCTATTAAATGACTTTCATCAAATCGGTTACATCTTACACATTCAGCGTGGGCGTTGTCTTCATCGAATCTTAAACCAGAGTAACCAGACTTTGCGTAGAAATGTCCGCTATCCATTTCTTCTGCATATTCTCCACAACTAATACAAGGCTTTCCTTCATCTCTTAATCGAATATACTTATTGAATATCGGTTGTAGTTTCTTTATTAGTTGGTTTGTTGTTAGTGGTTTTCTTGCCATTGTTTTTCATTTATTAATTTCTCTAAATCTATATCTGTTATTTCTTCATACCTTGTCCTTTCCTTCCATTTTGAATAAGGTAATTTAATAGTATGATACCAAGCACCGTTACTTCTTCTTCCAGTACCTACCTTTTCATACTTTAATCCTTTTATGTAAAATACTAACATTTGTTTATGTATTTTTTCTTTAAATTCTTTAAAAATTCAATATCCTTTTTGCAAACTAATATTTCTTTTTGCTTATGCTCATAGTTTCCGTTCTGAAAAATCTGAATACATTTTATATTTTCTTTTATTAATTGGTTTATTAATTCTATATTCTTTTCCATATTTAAAAATCTACATTAGGTAATATTTGAGTAAATGGCTTTGGCTCTTTTAAATCTTCTAATTCTATAAATTTAGTTAATTCAGCATTAAATCCAAGTGTTATATGCTTAGTTGCTCCGTGCCTATTTTTAGCAAAATATATAATTGCTTTTCCTGCTGTACTTTCTCCGTTTTCATCTTCTGAAATTCCATAATACTCTGGTCTATAAATAAACCTTACTATGTCAGCATCTTGCTCAATACTTCCGCTATCTCTTAAATCTGATAATTGAGGTAATTTAGCCCCACCCCTAGACTCTACTGCTCTACTTAATTGGCTTAAACATATTATTGGAGTATCTAATTCTTTGGCTAGTAATTTTAATTCCCTTGAAATTTCGCTTACTTCGTTTTCTTTACTTCTACCCTTATCAACTCTATGTTTAATCAACTGTAAATAATCAATATAAATAGCGTCTAATTTTCTTATTGCGTTTTCTTTTCTGCTTTGTGCTTTTATTTGATATAATGTATAGCAGTTATCTATTAACTTAAACCCACTATCTATTATAGGCTTTATTTTTTCATTTAAAGTATTGAAATCAATTTTTTCTTCATTGCTTAAATTCTTTAATTCTATATCCGTTATTAAAGCTATTTGTCTTTTCATTAACTCTACTCCAGACATTTCTAAACTAAAAAATAATATATTCTTTTCAAAATCAATAGAACTGTTTAAAGCCTCTGTTATTGCTAGACTTGTTTTACCCATTGCTGGACGCGCTGCTAATATTATTAAATGTCCTTTTTGCCATCCTCCAGTCAATCTATCTACTTCTGTAAATCCAGTAGGACAACCAGTTAACCCTTTATTGTTTTTTGCAAATTCAATCTCTTTAATAGCCTTTCTTATTAATTCTATATTATCATCAGAATCTTTATTTATTAATATATCTGATAGTTTTATAATGTCGTTATTTAGATTTTGGCTAATTTCAAATACATCGCTTGTTTTATTATTTGCATCATTAACAATTCTATTTGAAATAACTAATAATTCTCTTTTAAATTGACACTCTTTTAACATAGATAAATACTTACTTATATTGTAAATATTTAAAGGACTATCATAATTAAATAAATCTATTTTATCATTTTTTAGTTGGCTTTCTAAAGTATCAAAATCAACCTTATAACCTTTATCTTTAATTTCTAACATCGCCTTAATAACTTCTTTGTTATTTAGGTCGTAAAACATATCAACACTAATATCATTAATGTTTTCTAAAAGTAAATCATCATTACCTATAAATGTAGATATTACTTGTTTTTCTATTTTTAAGTCTTTTATCATTTGAAACTAAATGTATCTTTTTTATCTACTTCTTTAATGTAAGGTAAAGTATTTAATAAAGTTGATTTCCAATTTTTAATTGATTTACCATTTCCATTTTTCCAATCATTCTCAATCCAGCTTTCGTATTTTAATTTAAGCGTATTAATACATACTTTAGGTTTTTTTTCTAAAGAGTATTTTTTAAAATCTTCAAAAGTGGGTATATTTTTATTATCATTTATTAATTTTTCATTTTTAATCCATATATGCAATTTACTATTTACAAGTTTATAGTTATCTGTTAATAGTTTATATATGTTACCAGTTAGTAGTTCACTTAGTTGTTCAGTCTGTGGTTCACTTAGCGGTACAGTTACTTGTTCACTTAGCGGTACACTATCGTACAGCTTAATTAAATGTATTTGAGGCGCTTTATAGTTATTTAATCCTTTCTTATATTTAATCAAATTATAAGACTGTAATTCATCTAAACACTTGTAGTAAGTTCCTTTATTACCAATACAAGCACCTTGCATAGCTAAATCATAAGGACATTTAAACCATTCTACCCAGTTTGCTCTATTACCTTGATTCCAAAGAAATAAGTATAAGCTAATATGGGTAGGTCTTACTTTATCTGGATTATTAAAAACCCAAGAATAAAAAGCCTTTATCTGTTCAAAACCATTAATCCTCATAACCAAACCCCTCATCATTTAATTTATACCCAGAATGTTTTTTAAAATTTAATCCATTAACATCATAATCATAAGTGTATAATCTTAAGTTAAAATTTTCACTACTTATAATATCAGTTAGATAAACGAAGGTAGAATCCAAGTCAACTCGTCTGCCAATTAATGTAACATTAATTTTAAACTCATTTGACATCCTTCTATTTAGATAACGCTCAACACCTTTAGCATAACCAATAGCTTGAAGGAAAGCAGATATACCTACCTTATCTTTTTTAAATTCAAATATATCAATATCTAAATACTTTACATTTTGACAACTAAAAATATAATCTTTTGTTTCTTCATTATAAGAAGTAGGGTTATATTCATTGTAATCACCCGTACTAAATGTTATTAAATCACAAATACCATATTTACCAATTCTTAACTGTCTTTTCTTTTTACCATAAATTAAAAGACCTCTTTTTCTTAGTTCTTCATTAGGTGTTTCGTAGATGATTTGTTCCAAATCTTTCTCTAAAAAATTCATACATTCCGTATATTATAAACCCCTCAACGTACTCACGTTCTTAACAGGCATACGACAGCCTACGCTTTCAGTATCGGGGTTATGTAAAAATCTAATTGCATTTTGTCGTATTTAGATTGTTAAGATATGCAAATATACTAATTATTTTTAATTAAATAAACATTTTCCTAATAAATTTCATTGCTAAATTTTCAGCGTGTTCTATTGCTTCTTCTTTAGTTGGTATATTAGAAACTTTAATATCCTTTATCTGATATTTATAACCGTTAGCATCTTTATCTAACTTTATTTCTTTTGCTGTTAGTGATAGTTTCATAACTAGAATGGTAATAAATCTTCATCAGCATCAATAGCCTTAGCTAATTTATTAATATTCTGCTTGTTTACTTCTTCAGGCTTCCAAGTATCAACTGAAACACTAACATCTTTACCATATTGGTCTGTTTCTTGTTTGTCATTAATGTTTAATTTAATATACTTTTTACCATTGTACTCGAAGATATGCTCTTTTGGTAAGTCTGTTAAACATACAGATATTTTTCTCCATTCTTCTTTTTGTTTTTTACCACCACCGCAGTAGATTGTTTTTTGTTCACTCATTTTATTTAGTTTTTAATTTATACAAATTTATATACTCTTTCTTTAAAATCTCTATCCACATCCATTAAACCTGATACATTGTTACATAAATGTAATATAGTGGCGTGGTTTCTATTTAACTCTTTAGCTACACTTACAGAAGTTTCATTAAATTGCTTATGTAATAAATAAGCATAAATACTACGTGCCTCTACTAAGTTTCTAACTCTACACTTACCTTTTAATTCTTCTTCTGTTATTGAGAATTGTTGTAGTATTCTGTTAAGTAGATTTGCTTTAGTTTTTCTAGCTATCTGTACCGCTGGATATACCCAGTAATTTATTCTTTTATTCAAAATTAATGTTTTTAAATTGTTAATGCAAATTATTTATTATTTCTAATGCTTGTAAATCATTCTCATACATTCCTTCAATAGTATCTCGCTTTAACTTTATCTCTTGTTCTAAGCCTTTTTTATCGTTTCTAACAGCGTTTAATTCGTTTCTTAGTATAGTTACCCAAAAAGATAATAAAACGATTGTGAGGGCTGTTATTGTGAATTTTAATTTTTTCATTTTTTTTATAATTTTTTTTTAAAAAAGGGGCGTCCTTACAAACAGTCAGGCTAATTAAATTTAGCATTATTGCTTCACCCCTTTTATGTTTATAATTTACTCTATCCTACTTTTTTTCTTAATGATATTTGTGAGCGGATGCTTCCCTGCGTGTCTGAAAAATGCCTTAGTATCTTTCTTACTAAATCTAATTCAGGTACTAACATTTCAGCCTCTTTTGTTTTTGCTGCTGAACTTGTAGCTTTAGAATTAAAATAAATACTCTGAAACTTCTTATAGTATTCATCTCTTACTATTACTAAATGACATAAATTAACGTCTAGTATTCTTAGTATGCTGCTTAGTTGCATTACATCGTCTAGTTCTAAACTTTCGTAAGTATCTATTGCAGATATTAAGTTATTTTTTATTTCTTCTAGTTCTTTCATTTCTCTAAGTCGTTTTTAATTAATACCCTTATTTGATTACTTGCGTTTTTATGCTTCTTTTTAAACCTTTTCCAGTCATCGCAAAACATTCTAATACTAACTAACTTTTTATTTTCCTTCATTACTTTTATTTTTAAATTCATCGCTTTCATCCTCCCCAAATATACCATACCTATAAGCGTCTATAATTTTTAATACAGCCCTTGACATTGCTCTTTTCTCTGCCATTTCAGCATAGTACTTTGAGTAACTTGTATCTTTACTTGCAGAGCCAAAAGTTTCAAGTGCTTTATCCCCTTTAGTTGCTATTGCTTTTATAATTACTCCAGCTACTCCGATATGTTCTAAACTATATGTTATGTTTATATCTTCTTTAGCTTGTATTTTCTCTATTCCACTTCTAGTTATTATAGTGTAGTGTTGATGTGTAAAAGTATCTATGTCTTTGACTATACAATACTTTGTTACCATTTCGTTTAGAAAATCTTTCTGTTCCTTATTCATAATTTTAATATCTTGGTTTTAATTGTTCGTATTCTTCTTTTGTATATGATTTAGAGCCTGTAACCTTTCCGTATTCATTCTCCAAAAACCTACCATAAACTTCTGTTAGTTTAGCTCTATATTCATCTTCTGTACCGTAAAACATCGATGGATTAAAGTTAAATTTACTATCTATAATTCCACAACCGTTTTTTAAATGTGTTATCCAATATTTCATAGTGTTTCTTTTTTAATTGCTTAAACTTTTGCTAATGTGTCAACAAGTGTTTGAATTACATTTTTTAATACAATCTTTTCATCTTCTTGATTCCTTGTATCACAAGCAATTGATTCTAACATTCTTTCTATTTGTTCACAATATTCATTTATAATATCATCAACATCGTATTCATCTTCTATTGATTTTCTCCCTGTAAATCTCATAATATTTATATTTTAAAATTGTTTTGTTTTTAATAAGCTATTTTATATTCTTTAATTTTACTAAACATTCCTTTTTGCCATAAATTAGCATCTTCTATATTATAACCAGAGTTAATCATAATACCCCAACTATTATTTATCATTGTGTTAATAGCTAGGAACTGATTTAACTTAGTACAACTTTCTGCGCACTTTATAATATGTGCTGTGTGAGTTTTCCAAATGTTTCTTTCGTTTTTCATCTTGTTTTGTTTTTAATTGTTAAACTTAAAGCAAATGTATATACAATTTTATTAACTACAAAACTTTTTTACAATTATTTTACAATTATTTTCATTTTCTCAATGTTTTCAATACTTTCAGACATAAAAAAGGTGGCTGCATTTCTACAACCACCCTAAAAACAAGAATTATGAAAGGGAAATTAGTTTAAATTTAATAAGTTTAAGTCTATTACATTAGAATCCAACTCTAACCATTCTTTAGTCTTTAATTCTACGTGAGGAACTACTCCTTCACATTCGTATAAGTCCTGAAGGGTTAAGTAATAATCGCAAACACCATCATTAATAAGTGCTTCGTTGTATTCACTTAAAACACAATAAACAGTTATTTCTTTATCTAATGATGTTTTCACTTTATAAACTTTTCTTTCTCCAAAATTACTAATATTTTTTCAATCTTAGCTATATTAGTGTTTGTTAACTTAGCAATATATTCACTAGATATTGTTTCGCCTTGTAAGGTTTTAAATATTCCTTTTACTTTATTCTTTAGCATTACAATCTATCTAATTCAAAGTTTAAGTGGTCGATTGCTTTCTCTATATCTCTTATCTTGCTTTCTTTAGGACAGTCATTTATATATACTTTCTTTCCTGCTCTTAATAGATAAGTTATGGCTGTTCCTATATTGTAATTGTCTGGAGAAAATCCCTCAACTACTTTAGATGCTTCATAACCGTTTGGGGCTATATAATAATCTGGCTTACTCATAGTTAAAATATATGTGTTATTCGACAAACTTGTCCGTTTTCTTTACAATGTATAAATCCCTCTACTGCTTTTGGTGCTCCTTTATATCCATTTCTATCGTGCCAACTATCTGCACCACTAGGGCTTCTTAAACTTTCTACTGTAATATTAATAAAATCTTTTGCTGTTTTATGGTGTACGTGATGAGTGTAAAAATATCTATGCTCACTAAAAGCCCAGTCTTGTTTAGCTTCTATACTCATTAAACTACCTAAATCTTGTTGCTTTGCTCCATCACCGTGAGTAGTTCCTATTAAACTATTACCATATCTAAAATACTTTCTATGCGCTATCGATGTGTCAAATGTTATATTCTTACAGTCTTTAAAGTATGTTTTAACAACATCAGCTAAAAAGAAACCATTTGTATAATCGTGGTTACTTGGGTTAAATACAAAATGAACATCTGCAACATCTAACAACATTAATAAAACCTCAATATATAATTTCTTTGCTATTAAAAAGTTTTCATACCACATACCATCTGTATCTTGTGGAGTTCCACTTGTGGTTGTTCTTTTGGGCGTGTCTATGTGTAAAATATCATTACCACCTATAAATAGTATCTTATCAATATTAAATCCGCTAGACTTATCTAAAATGCCTTGAACACCATCTTTAACCCTATTTACTGCTATTTGGCTATTATATTCTTCTCCCGTTTCTATCGCTTTTGCTAATTTACCAATATGAATATCGGCTGGGTCAACTACTAATAAGTGTGATTCTTTTACTTTTTGTCTTTTTACCTTTGGGAACTTAGGCTTAAACTTGCTTATTTCTTCTAGTATTTCATCCTTTAAGGTGTCTAATTGTTCTGTGTCGGGTCTTAAATTAATAGATATATGTTCGCTTTTATGCCAATATTGTGTTGCTCTATTTGGATTTATACCCTTTTCAATACATTCATCAATTAAAACAGCATCATACCCTCTATACTCATATAAAGTTCTTAACTTTTCTTCTCCTAAGCTATATTGATTATGTGATTTGGGTTGTAAGCCTAAATATTCAGCTTCTTGTTTTGTCATTCTTGTTGACTTTCCCATAAGATTGTTTTTTACAAACTTACAAAATTATTTTTTAAACGACAACTTTTTTGTAAATCCTACGTGAAAGTTTCCATTTATTAAATCATAACCAACTGAATAAGTATTACCTTTCTTGTGATTATACTGTAATTGAGGGCAGAATCCAAAACTATTTTTACTACCAACTAAAGTAGCACCTACACTCATAAATGATTTAACAGCCTCTTGATATACTGAATCTCTTACGTAAACAGAATCTTTTAAAGTAAATTGCTTAAAGTTATATTCCAACTCTGCTTTTAATGGTCTTTCGTTTGCCTCGATTGATATGGTAGCTTCTAAGACACTATCTCTATGCTCATATACATAAGTACTATAAAATACATTAGTATCGCTTAAATCTAATCTTTCGGGCTGAATAGCATTAACATAAATTAGTTCAGTCTTAGGAATTTTTATTGTTTGTACTATTGTATCTCTAAAATAAAGTGAATCAACCCTTGTTACTGTTTTAGTTTCTACTATTGTTTCTGGTCTATTACAAGTACATAAGTAAATTATTACAAATGCTAGGGCTATTATTATGAAGTCTTTTAGCTTCACTTCAACTTCTTATCCAAAAACTTTTTAATATATTCTTTTGTTACACTTGCTTTAAATGTAAATAATGCAATAGATATTACTACCATACCACAAAAAGCTATAAAATCAATCTTACCTAAGAATATTAAATAGCCACCAAAACCTAAAAGCAATAAGCCTATTAGATTTGTTATTATATTTTTTACTTTGTCAGTCATTTTTATTTTATTTGAAAATGTGGGTAATCTTTAAAGTTTTTCCAATCTCCACCCCATTCTAGTTTAATATTAAATTTTGTCTTTGCTACATTCTGAATATGTCTAGCAATTAATTTTAATTGTGTTCTATTCCAACTAGCCTTACCATCTACATAAGCATAAATGTCAAAAGCCTTTCCTGTTTGATGGTATGATTTATTTTTATATCCATCACATTTAGATACTTTTCTTTCAAATAGTTGGTGCTGTTCTTCTGCTGTTCTTAATCCACCAAAGTTTGGAATACCAAAATCAAAAGGACTTTCTTTAATAGCTTCCTTTACTATTTCTATTAAGATTGGCTCTATACCTTCTAATCTTTCTATACTTCTTTTACTTAATTTAAACTCTTTCATAATCTTACCATTCTACGGTTATACTTTCTTATTAGTTCTACTACTTGTTTTTCTGTTAATCTCTTTTCTCCTATCCTTTCTGCTAAACTATCTGATATAGCGTCTTTGGTTAATCCTGTTTTTAAACTTAATACTTGTATAAAATCAACCTTTTCACTATCAACTACTTTTACTACTTCTTTTAATGTTTTTAGCTTCTCTACTTCTTTATATTCCTTCATATAACTAGATGTCATAACCTTATCCATAAAGTCCTTAGAGTTAATCTTTTCAGTCATTACTTCTCCTACCTTTTCTTTAAATTCTAAAGTAGCACCTTTCTGAATCCAACCCCATACAACCATAGCAATAGCCATCAGTATATTTATACCGTATTTTTTAAGTATTTCCATTCTTCCAACTCTTAATCTTGTTATACAATTTAGGAATGTTTAAGGCTATAACTATTATAAATGAAACTATTGATACAAACTTTAAAAGAATAGCCATTATTAAATCTATGTCAGCTAGTGTTAATCCTGCTGTTACACTTCCTACAA